TTCTACTGCCCATACGTACCATTAACAATGGTTCGTGCGGTTGGTGAAGATACATTCCAGCCAAAGATTGGTTTCAAGACTCGCTACGGCATGGTCTCCAATCCTTTCGTTGGTTCTACACCTTCTAACGGTTTGGCCGCAGTTAAGACCAATCAATACTATCGTATCTTCCGCGTCGACGACATCCTCGGCAGCTAATAGATTCGATAATAATAACTTTTTTATCTCTTGGGAGGGGCTTCGGTCCCTCCCTTTTTTCGTTATAAATAGATGAGAAAGGACATATCATATGGCAGAATTATCATCACCTAATTTTTTACAACCTACTGGATTTAAGCTCGTCATTGATAGAGCCCAGTTTGGCAACTTTGAGTTTTTTGCCAGTCAAGTGTCTCATCCTTCTATAGATGTTGGTGAAGCGGTATTACCTTTTAGACGTACAGATGCTAAGTTTCCTGGTGACAAGATCATGTATTCGCAATTATCTTGTGATGTTATGTTAGATGAGGATATGAAAGTTTATGAAGAATTGCACAATTGGTTACTGAGAACTCAAGAAGGTAAGGCTGTGAATGCCTCAGACACTCAGGTTGGTAGTACTTTAAAAACTGAATATGACATTCAAATGCTAATTTTAACAAGTCATAACAATCAGATTAGGTCCTTTAAATACAAAGATGCTTTTCCTGTTTCTATTGGTACTGTCAATTTTACTTCGGCTTTAGGTAGCATACAAGCTATCACCGTACCAGTGACGTTTTCTTACACACAATTTGATTTTACTTAATCGTATTTTTGTGGTATAATAGTTATTTGTAATGGAGATGTGAATGCTGAATCTTGAGAATATTATTAAGATGTGGAAAGAAGACTGTCAAATTGGACAGAACTCATTGGACGAAGATTCTCGTCAAACCCCAGCTTTACATGCAAAATATCTTGAACTAAGATCTTTGGCCAAGCTTCAATTAAAACGATCTGAAGCAGATCAGAAAATTTTATTGAAGGATAAATGGCTATACTATAATGGTAAGATGGATCAAGATGAAATTGAACAAAGAGGTTGGGAGTATGATCCATTTAATGGTTTAAAGGTATTGAAAGGTGAAATGGATTATTACTATGAGGCAGATATAGATATACGTAAGAGTGAAGACAAAATTCAATATTGGAAAACTGTCATTGAAACACTCGAAGAAATAGTGGACAACTTAAAATGGAGGCACCAAACTATAGGGAATATGATTCGATGGAGGATGTTTGAAAGAGGCGATTAACCGCTATAATCAGAATCAATTGTTAAAATCTTATTGTACATTTGACGTCTAAATTGAACATGAGCATTCCATTCTTCATAATCTGAATCACTATGAAGGCCTTGCTGGTATTGACTTTTTATAGCAACGATTGTGCTTTTTCTTTCTTCAGCAATGGCCTCATAATGTTCATAACTTCCTTCGCTATCATATATATGATCAACAGTATATGTTTGTGTAGATGCATCAAAGGTAACATTTTGAGGAGTTCTTTGTCTAAGAAGATTGTCTTTATCAGCAGCAAAATCTTCGTTGCCTTGCATAAATGCAGTCCAACTCCAGGTGTCATGAGTTTCATCAATGAATGGTGTGATTACGTATCTAAGCCTAAAGTCTTCTGCACTATCAGCATCAACCCACAATTCATCATCTGTAATTCCAGTATAAGTACTAGTAACTTTATATGCCATATTCACACCTATTAAAGAAAAATATTAACAATGCTATTTATACATCATGAGTGATCTACTCATAAAAAATAAAAACCATAGTATGATGCATGTTGGATGCGACTACGGTGTAGCCAATGAATTAAGCGATTTCTTTAGTTTCTTTGTTCCCGGTTATAAATATATGCCAGCATATAGAAATCGTGTATGGGACGGTAAGATAAGATTGTTTAACGTGCAGTCTATGGAATTACCCGTAGGCTTATATCCTTTCCTTCAAGAATTCTGTAAACCTAGACAATACCAGATAGAGGTTGAGGATGACACTTATTACGGCAGACCCGATTCTTTTCTTAGCATTGATGCTAGTGAAGTCTATGATTATGTAAAATCACTAAAACTGAGATCGCGTGGTAAACCTATAGACATTCGCGAATATCAGTTTGACGCTGTGTGTGAAGCGCTTCATCGTAAAAGAGCTGTGCTCGTATCTCCTACAGGTTCGGGCAAGTCTCTTATTATATACACAGCAATGCGCTATTATTTAGATAAGATTAATCATAATAAAAAAGTACTTATTATTGTACCTACTACTTCATTAGTTCAACAAATGTATACTGATTTTGAAGACTATGGATTTGATGTGGCTAATAATGTCCATAGGATATATTCAGGCAAAGACAAAAACACAGATAAACCAGTTATAGTATCTACGTGGCAATCCATATATAAACTCGGACCGAAATATTTTGAGCAATTTGGTGCGGTATTTGGTGATGAGTGTCATGGATTTAAATCTAAATCTCTTACTACTATTATGAATAAATGCCGTGAAGCTGAATATAGATTTGGTACTACTGGCACTTTGGATGGATCTCAAACGCACGAGCTTGTGCTTCAAGGATTGTTTGGTAAAATTCACAATGTTACTACGACGAGAAAACTTCAGGATGATGACACTCTTGCGCAGCTGGATATCAAAGTACTTATTCTTAAACATCCGGAAGACGTGAGAAAAAACTTTGGCAAACAGGACTATCAAAGCGAGCTTGATTATATTGTAACAAATGAAAAACGAAATAGCTTTATTAGTAATTTGACTCTTGATTTGGATGGTAACTCCTTGGTGCTGTTTAATTTTGTTGATAAGCATGGACGTCCTTTATATGAAATGATAAAGAGTAGAGCTCACGAAAAAAGAAAAGTTTATTTTATACATGGTGGAACAGAAACCAGTGACCGTGAAGCTATTCGAAAAATTGTAGATGGCCAAAAAAACTCTATCATCGTCGCGAGTTTAGGTACCTTTTCAACGGGTATAAATATAAGGAATCTGCATAATATTATATTTGCCTCACCTTCTAAGTCGCAGATTCGAGTATTACAAAGCATTGGGCGAGGACTTCGTAAATCTGATGATGGTAGATCCACTACATTATATGACATAGCTGATGATCTACACTGGAGAGGGAGAAAAAATTTTGCACTTGAACACTCAGCAGAAAGAGTTAAAATATACGCTAAAGAAAAATTCAACTTCAAAATATACGAGGTTCCACTATGAAAAATATTAAACAGATGGTCCTCTCTAACGGAGAAGAGATAATTGCAGAAATACTTGAATGGCCTGATAATCCTCACGGTTCCGCCATTCTAAAAAATCCTATAAGTATAATCACAGAAGAAGATTACGAACAAGGAACGCGTATGTTCAATGTTCGTCCTTTCATGTCCTTTCAACAATCCAGTAATCCCGTTTGTACACTTAATTTGCAGCATGTAGTTACGATGGCTATTCCATCACCCATGATTGGAAAACATTACGTTGGATTTATAGAAGCTATGCATGCACAAGAACAGGAAGAAGCAGAAGAAGAACTCGAACCCAATGATAACGTTATTCGGTTTGACCCACAGAAATTACACTAGGTATATTCCCCCTCTCCCTAAACTACAGTTTATTCTACCACACTTTTGGTATTTTGTAAACCCCTAAAATTAAAAAAAAAGTGATTTACTTTTCCTCAGAACTGGTGTATAATAGACCAGTAAGATATGCTAGGAGTATAATATGAAAGCAAAAGACAAACCACATTATGTGAATAATGCTCAGTTTTCGCAAGCAGTGGTTGACTACGTTACTATCTTAAATGAAAATAGAGAAAAAGACGACCGCCTTCCAAAGGTGCCTGATTATGTAGCCATGTGCTTCATGAAAATTGCCGAAGGCTTATCTCACAAATCTAACTTCATACGATATACATATCGAGAAGAAATGGTTATGGACGCAGTAGAAAATTGTCTCAAGGCAATTGAGAACTATGATATCGCCGCGGCCACGCGTACGGGAAAGCCTAATGCTTTCGCATATTTTACACAAATTTGTTGGTATGCTTTCCTACGTCGTATTCAAAAAGAAAAGAAGCAGCAAGATATTAAAATTAAATATATGCTCAATTCTCCTATTGATGATTTTATTAGTGGCGGTGTGACAGGTGATGCTAACATCGTATTATCCAGTTACGTGGATCAACTAAAGTCTCGTATTGAAAGCGTAAAAATTAAAGATGCTGAGATAGCAGAAATCGTAAAGCGTGAAAAGAAAAGGGCCACTAAAACTTCTGAGCGTGACTCTGATCTTGGAGAAATATTAGGATGAAAATTGCTTTATTAAATGATACACACTGTGGTATTCGTAACTCATCTGAAATTTTCCTTGATAATGCAGGTGAATTCTATTCCAAAATATTCTTTCCATATCTCCTAGAAAACGATATCAAACATATCGTACACCTTGGTGATTATTATGAGAATAGAAAGTATATTAACTTCAAGTCACTGAATCACAATCGTAAAGGATTTCTCTCAAAACTAAGAGAATATAAAATAACAATGGATATCATTCCAGGGAATCACGATTGTTATTATAAGAACACAAATGATTTGAATGCTCTCAAAGAACTCCTAGGTCATTATATGAATGAGGTCCATATTGTCATGGAACCTACTGTTATGGAGTATGGCTCACTTAAGATGGCACTTCTACCGTGGATTAATCCAGAAAATCATGATCAGTCTATGAACTTTATTAAAAACTGTAAGGCTGATATTATGGGAGCACACCTGGAACTTAATGGATTTGACATGATGAAGGGTGTGCCATCTCACGGTGGGTTAAATCCGGAATTATTTAGTAGATTCGAGATGGTTTTGACAGGTCACTATCATACTAAATCAACTAAAGGTAACATCCACTATCTTGGAAATCAGATGGAGTTTTTCTGGTCTGATGCTCATGATCCAAAGTATTTCCATATACTTGATACTGAGACAAGAGAATTGACACCAGTCCATAATCCATTTACACTCTTTCAACGTATCATATACGACGATAGAGAACAAGATTATAATGATTTTGACGTGAGTATATGCGATAAAAAATTTGTAAAAATAGTTGTAATAAACAAACAAGACCTATTTACTTTTGACCGATTTGTTGATAAAATACAAGATAGGCCAATACATGAATTAAAGATTGCTGAAAACTTTAATGAGTTTATGGGCAATCAAGTTGACGATGAGGCAGTAACTATGGAAGACACTGGTGAAATGCTCGATGATTATATCGAGGCAACTGATACAGATCTTGATAAAGATAAGCTAAAAGCTGATATGAGAAACCTTCTCACTGAAGCACAGACATTGGAGATTTCGTAATGGCAAAACCTGAAGGTATGCATCCACTAGCAGTAAGTTATGTGGATACTGAAACAAATGATATGGTATTTGAAGTCGATTTAGAAGTCAAAGGCTATATGATTGTAGGTGGTAAAACAACTGCCGAACGTGATGCTCTCACACCCGTGAACGGCATGTTTATTTACAATTCTACTGAAAATAAATTCCAAGGCTATGCCAATGGTGTTTGGGTTGATCTCGGATAAATTACCAATACACAGAGCAATTAAATCAAGAATAATGGAAGCGGCTTATGAAATGAATAGTCATAACCGCTATCCTCTTTCTGTTTGTGACATTATAGATAAAGAGGTCAACAATGGTTGGCAACTCATGTATCTTAACACAGAGATCCTCAAAGTTTTTGAAAAACATTTTGACGATAAAGTAGAGAAAATCCACCATTGGATTAATAAGTATCCACCAGGTGGATTTCAAGAACCTCATACACACGGTGATTGTATTACCTTTGTATATTTCGTGGACATACCTGAAAATAGTGGTGACTTAGTTTTCAACAAATATATTCACGATTCTGTTGAAGGTACCATATGTTTCTTTGATGGTAACCTTGAACATCATGTGACAAAGAATAAATCTTCTCAAGATCGTATAACTATTGCTGGCAACATAGTGGTGAAATTATGATATTTTTTAAAACACTTCGTTGGAAAAACTTTTTATCTACTGGAAACACGTGGACTGAAGTCGATCTATTATCCTCAAAGACTACCTTGATTATAGGACAAAATGGATCAGGTAAATCAACCATGCTTGATGCTTTGGCCTTTGGTTTATTTGGTAGACCACACCGTAATATCAATAAACCTCAACTAGTCAATACAGTAAATAATCGTGACTGTTTGGTTGAGGTATCATTTCAAATCGGTAAGGCTGAGTTTAAAATAGTACGTGGTATTAAACCAACGGTATTTGAGATTTGGAAAGATGGTACGATGATTAATCAATCATCTCATAGTAGAGAATACCAGCAAATCCTTGAGCAAAATATTTTAAAGCTTAACCATAAATCTTTTCACCAGATTGTGGTGTTAGGTAGTAGTAGCTTTATACCCTTTATGCAATTACCTGCTCACCACAGACGTGAGGTAATTGAGGATCTATTGGATATTAACGTATTCTCTAAAATGAATTCAATCTTAAAAGAAAGACTAACTACGTTACGAGATGTTATTAAAGAGAATGATTATCAACTTGAGATTACTAAAGACAAAATTAAAAATCAAGAAAAGTTTTTACGTGAGTTAAAGGCATTAAATGAGAATGCCAAAAAGGAGAAACAAGATGAGATCCAAACTATCAGTACAGAAATCGAAAGTTTACAGTCAGAGAATGCTGAACACTCGTCTTGGTTGGAGGGAAACCAACAGACCCTTGAAGAAGAATTCGCTAAAACTCAAGAAAAGAAACAGCAACTCGCGACGTTCAAGAGTACATTCGAACAGCAAATTCGCGCAGTCGTCAAGGACGCGAAGTTCTATGAAACTAATGACACGTGTCCAACATGTACCCAAAGTATTGATACGGATTTCAAAGACCAAAAATTACGAGCCTCACAAGATCGTGCAAAAGAACTTCAGAAAGCTATGGACCATGCCACTCAAGAGTCGGCTAATCTGGAACAGGCTCTTAAACGGGTCAATGACGCTACAGAAGAATTGCGACGGAGATCCTCCGATATTCATGCTAACAATTCGCAGATCACCAGGCTGCAAAGACGTATACGAGATATATCAAGTGAATTAGATATAGCCAAAACCTCAGATGGTGACGAAGAAGAATTACATAAACTTACGGCCATTAAAGATGCACTTATGGAACAAAAGCTCAAGATGAGTGAAGAGCAAACTTATAATATAGCTATGAGTGAGATGTTGAAGGATACTGGTATTAAGACAAAGGTTATTAAACAGTATCTGCCTGTTATAAACAAACTAAGTAATAACTATCTACAAATCCTTGATTTCTTTGTTCACTTTGATTTAGATGAAAGTTTTAATGAGACCATTAGATCACGTCATCGTGATAGCTTTTCATATGACTCATTCTCTGAAGGCGAGAAGCAACGTATCGATTTAGCACTCTTATTCTGTTGGCGTATGATTGCTAAGATGAAGAATTCAGTAGCCACCAATCTTTTAATCTTGGATGAAACATTTGACTCAAGTCTAGACCATGAGGGTGTAGATAATCTAATGAAGATCCTTGATACCCTAGAGGATGATACCAATACATTTGTTATCTCTCATAAAGGTGAAATCCTTGAAGGTAAGTTTGCTCGTAAAATAGAGTTTAAAAAAGAAAAAAACTTTAGTAAAGTGGCAGCTTAGTAGTTTACAAACCAAGTGAAACGTGGTATAATTTATTATAGAATGAATGGAGTTAAGTATGCAATTATCTGAAACGACTATGGCAGTTCTTAAGAACTATGCCGCAATCAATCCAAATATTATGATCAGTGAAGGTAGTACATTGACTACGATAGCTGAGGCTAAGAACATCTTATCTTCCGTTACGATTAATGAAAGCTTTGGTCAATCCCTAGCTATTTATGATCTTAATGAGTTTTTGAGTGTTATGAATCTAGTTGATGAGCCTAGTCTTTCCTTCGAGGAACAATCAGTTACAATTAACGATTCTAGTGGTCGTTCGAAGGTTCGCTATTATTTCACTAATCCTGAGATGGTAACAGCACCAAGTGAGAAAATGATTAATAATGCTCGTGGTATGAACGAGTATGAAGTTACATTTAAGCTTTCTCAGGAAGATCTTAATAAACTAAAGAAAGCATCTAGTGCACTTGGTCATACTAGTATGCGAATTTCAAAACACGACAACGGCGTTGTGTTAACAGTGTTTGATAATGAAAGTGCTACAGGTAACACTTTTGATATCGAAGTACCAGGTACTCATCTTGGTGGTGATCGAGACTATGTGCTAAATATCTCGAACTTGAAGATTTTATCTGGTGACTATGAGGTTGGAGTGTCCTCTAAAAACATTTCACATTTTAAAAATACCAGTACTGCGATCGAGTATTGGATTGCCCTCGAAAAATCTAGCTAGGAGTATAACATGGCAAAACAAGGTGAAACAAATCAACTCGTAGAGTTGGCAAATCGAGCATCCCGCTCAACTATCGCTGTGATTGATACAGTCGTTCAACGTGGTGGTTTTCGTGGTGAAGAACTTTCTACAATTGGTCAACTTCGTGATCAATGTGTACAAATTGTCTCACTATGTGAACAACAGCAAGTAGATCAGGCTGCTGAATCATAATCCTTTACAAACGCTCACTTTTGATTTATAATATTATTACTTTGTTATGGAGCGACTATGTCACAGGATTTTTTATGGGTCGAAAAGTATCGACCTCAAACAATAGATGATTGCATACTTCCTGAGCATCTGAAAAAGACATTCAAGGAAATGGTTGCTGTCGGTGAACTTCAGAATATGTTGTTCACCGGCACAGCCGGTCTAGGTAAAACCACGGTAGCAAAAGCTCTGTGTAATGAACTAGACCTTGACTATCTTATGATCAATGGATCTGAGGAAGGCAACATCGATACATTACGTGGTAAGATTAGGAATTTTGCTACTACCGTATCACTTACTGGTAATGGTAAAGTTGTCATTCTTGATGAGGCTGACTATCTAAATCCACAATCAACTCAACCTGCTTTACGCGGGTTCATCGAACAGTTCTCTGATAACTGTCGATTTATTCTCACTTGTAATTTTAAAAATCGTATCATTGAGCCATTACATTCTCGTTGTGGTGTCTATGAGTTCAATACGTCTAAGAAAGATTTAGTTAGCTTGGCTGATCAGTTTTTCAAAAGACTTAAAACGATTTTAACCAATGAAGGAATAGAATTTAATGATAAGGAAATTGCACCGCATATCGTCAAGCACGCCCCGGATTGGCGGAGGGTCATCAATGAGCTTCAAAGACATTCTGTTTTGGGGTTGTCTGTTGGGCATGTTTCTGATTTTAACGGATCCTTTGAATCTCTTTTCGGGTTCCTAAAAGAAAAAGATTTTAAAAGTATGCGACGTTGGGTTGTAGATAATATAGATATAGATGCTAGCGCAATATTCCGTGGAATCTATGACCAAATGTATGATAAAGTGAGTCCACAGAGTATACCTCAACTTGTCATTACTCTCGCAGACTATCAATACAAAAATGCATTCGTGGCTGACCATGAACTTAACATCGTTGCGTGTCTCACTGAGGTAATGGCTAATGTCGACTTCAAGTAGGGGAAACCTAATGTTAAGACTTTACACACAGAACGATTGTATACAATGTAAAAAGATGGAACAACAACTTGATATGTGGGGATATGATTATAAGATCATTAACACATCACATAATCTAGAAGCTAAAAAGTTTCTTAATAATCGTAATCATGATACATTACCAGTTCTTTACGATAGAAGTGGTATGTTTCATTTGAATGTGGCTGAAGACTTTAACAAAGAAATACTTGAAGAAGAATTAAAAGCTTTAACAGAAGGTTGGCCGGAAAGAGCAGAATGTGATTTTGCTTGGAGACAACAGCATGACGCCGGGTGATAATATCATCTACTTTAATATGTCTAGTCCAGGACCAAAGTATGATATAAGACTTTGTCCTAAAAATGCATGTACTACTATGAAAGGTGTGTATG